ATCTGCGACCATCTTGCCGGATGGCTCGGCAGTCACATACTGCCCCCCATAGGCCCTCAGGGTGATCCTCTCAGGATACTTTGTAGCGGGATCTTTTGGAGGCGTGGGTTCTTTTGGAGGCGTGGGTACTGTTCCCGGCCCTGCCTTGCTGATGACGCTTTCCAGCCTTGACCAGCATGAATCTAGGGTGCTGACGCTACTATTGATACCTGCTATCCATGCCTCGCCCCCGGCTTTCATGTTTTTCATGATCTGTGTAGATCCGTACACAATCGAGTCTATGAAATCTACGAAAGAGACGGTCACAAGCTGCTGATTCGTTCTTGCAGATCCTCCGATTAGGCCGCCAGAAGCGAAGGCCTGGTAGGGAAGATACTGATTGAGCAGTTCCTTGGTTCTGCGGGGATCGCTTAGAGGCAGGATCAGTTCAGGCCCAGCCTCTCCGGTCACTGTAAACGTGGGCTTGCTGACAAGGCCGCCTTCGGCCTGCCATGTCCAGCGAGGCATCCAAGGTGGCTGGACCTCGCCTGGTGTGATTTTTCCGACTGCTCCTGGCCCGCCGTTTGCCCACCCTCCATAGAAAGGCCCGACATAAGGCCCGTTGCCCCAGCTTTTAGACGTATCTCTGACATATCCACCCGTTCCCCCCCCTCCTGTGCTGCTGTATTTGTATCCAGCTCCTTCCGCAATCGAGTTAGCGGCCACCCACGCGCCGTTTACGAAGACTTTTACACCTTCATCTATCCCGGTTTTGAATGTGGCTGAATTGGTAATTCCTGCTGATGTCCATTCTGTTGATTTCGCGGTACCTGTGTTTGTCCATTGAGCATTTATACCGACGTGAGTTGCCACAGCGGCGGTGTTGATGCCTGTGGAGGTCGTCTTAGCGTCGGTATTGATGCCAGTATAAGTCGTCTTGGTGAGGCCAGAAGTTAGCCCTACCATTGTTTGCCAGGTCATGCTGCTTGTCGTAAGCTTCCCGGCCAGGTCTGCGCCGGCGGGCGGGAGGTAGCTCGCGCCCATTCTGAGGAAATTGCCACCATCAGAAGCATCATTGTATAAAACGCGGCCAGAGTCTCTAACATAATCTCCACCGGCGACGGCCTTATTGTAATTCTCGTTTGCAACGCCGCCCGCCTTATTACTAATATCGGAAGCCGTCTCTTTTTGGATGTCTGCTGCGTCCTGGGCACCAACCACAATCTCGCCTGCTGCCTTTGCGATAGCAGCATCCAGTTCTTTGAATTGTGCATACCCGGAAGTTGGGCCTATGTAAGACTGTTTGAATATTCCAAGCGTGTTCTCCTGGGCTAGGCCGAAGTCCGACATGGCTTCACAGAACTTTCCATTTTCGGCGGTGAGTTTCACCAGGGAATTGATGACAGCTCCGGTTCCGAGCGTCATCTGACCATACTCATCGGACTGAGCATACGCCTGGGCGCACATTTCGGCAGTTATGGCCGTGGATTCTTTGATGGCAGTGAATTGCGATTTTTGGGCATCATTGAGAGCACCATATTGCTCAACTGATATTTTATTTCCGGCAACATCCGCATAACCGACTATATTAGAGAATTGATTTGCCTGGATATATTGGCGCGCCAGGGCCATCGTGCCTTCGCTTATGATGCCATTCCAGCCTGAAACGGCTCGTTGGACTACAGCCGTACCCACCACGGCAGCCACACCGAGGCCGAGAACCTCAGCACCCAGAGAAGTTACCGCAGGATGTGTTGCCTGCGAGTTGGCACCAAGAGTAACTAACTTAGTATCCAACTCTTGCACAGGCTGAGAGGTCTTGGCCGCGCCAAGACCAAGCCGTTCATAGTCTGCTGTGGTGCCTATGAAAGAGGTAGACACCTTAGCTAGAGCCGCTTCCTGATCGAGCGTAAAGCCTGTTACCGCTTCACAAGTTGCTCCATATTCAGCCGTTGCCCCGGCTAGATTTTGGGTATTGCTGTAGGCTTCTCTCTGCGCCGGAGTCAGAGAATCCCTGATGATGATGCTCTGCTCCTTGAACATACCCTTCATGGATTCTTGCTGAATGCCGAATGGTGAGATGGCTTCACATAATGCGCCCATGTCGTTTGTGATCTTGAAAACGCCAGGTGAAAGCTCCTGGATAGAGGAAGTTTGGGCTTTGTTTGCTTTGGTGAGTGTTTCGGTGCTGGCCGCAACTTTGGTATTGGATACCGCCAGGCTGCCTGTAGGCTTGAGCGAGAGGTTCATGCTGTCATAATATTTTATGAGAGCTTCCGTATTGACTTTTATTAGGGGTTCATCTGTCCAGGGATTGAGCGGAATGGAACCCACATTAACATGTAATCCAGGTGCCTTAGATGGTGCCCGGAGTTGGCCCGCGGGTGCTGAAATTTGAGCTGATCCTTCATCCCTGGCCCACATATCAGATACCCATTTGATATCTGTGCCTACTCCTGGCCCGGTTATGGCATCATAGGGGGATGTCATAATAGCCGGGTTGCTTGCCGTATTTGCGATAGTTACAGGAATCGGAGAACTGGATGCTGAAGATATTGCTTTTGCCTGGGTCGGTGCAATGTTTCTTGGAGAGAAAACCGACTGATCAATACCAAGCTTACTAAATATGTTGCCTGTTAGCGTTGGGATTGCTGTCGCTATATTCTTCGGAATGGCCGCAACTTCTTTTGCAATCTGTTTTATGGGTTCGGCAACGGGCTCTTTATACCATATTCCGCCCATGCCTTTGATGACGGCATCCTCGGAGGCTTTGCGTCTAGCTGAAATATCTTCTTCGGATAGCGTTTTGCCTGCGGTCCAATTATCAAGAGCGCCCGTAAACCCTTTTTGGACTCCATCAGAAATTGCACCAATAGGATCGACTAAATCAGGATTTTTTGCCCTCATAACCTCGCCAAGAGAACTTTTTTGGCCAGTACTGATTACTTTGCCTTCGGGTGTTTGATAATCCCCAGACATATCTTTATTCTGTTCACCCACAGGCAACAAGGACACCTGTTTCAAATTGCCTACACGGTCTCTATAATACCCCTGTGCGTCTGGATGCTGAGCGTCTGGGCCGCCCTGTATTTTTCGGACAATGTCATTTGTGCCAATCTTATATTTATTTTGTTCTTTCGGTTCGACTACATTCGCGCCCATTTCACGCAGTACTTCAAGCACCCGGACATTTTTAAGAGCTTTTGCAATCGGGTCATTTTCCGCACTAATGCTATTCGCAAAAGACTGCCCCCCAATAGAGTCAGCAACATCTTTTGATACACCGAAATTCGATGCTTCGTAGTTGGTAAGCGTTTCTCGTTCAGGTTTTGGCTGTCCTCCGCCTTCGCTGCTTCCGCCGCCTCCACCGCCGCCGCCTCCCTCTTCTACTACCTTCACAGTTACCGTTTTGTCTGGGATGCCCATAATATAATTGTAGACACCGACAGCAGCATCATACCATGATTGGAGCATCCTCTTGATTTCGCTCTGGGCACCCGATAGGCCCTGGACGATGGCATTGCCCATCCTTAGGCCAGCCTCGACAAAACCACCTACAATAGTCGCTAATGCGGTCGTAAAATAGTCATGCAGTTTATTGATATGAGGCTGGATTAAGGTATAGATGCCCTCACCAATGCCGGTGGCTATATCTAAAGCAAGTTGCCTCCAATTATTATAAGCTCCGAATGCGGCTTTGACAGCCCCCCAGAAATCGAAATTGCCTTCCCCGGACCCAAATAAAGCTTTTATGCCTCCCGCTATGGCATTGGCGATATCTTCCCCTAATCTTTTTGGGCCACCTGAGGATACCCATTCAGTAGCTTTGTCGTAGATCCAGCTACCGATTTCAAGTACTGAAGATATAGCACCATGTAGGAAAGTGCCAATAGCAGTAATAAGTCTGGTAGCCGCTCCGCTCCAATCAACGCCTGAACCGCTCCCAAACATGTCAGCTAACTTATCAAGTGCTGGTTTTACCTTGCCTGGTAAGGTTTCCCATACAGTAGTAACTATATCCATAACTGCATTAAACCAATCCATCCAGGGTAGGGCCTTGACTTTTTCACCTACACTTCCTAACGTGGTTGTAATAGTTGTGACGGCAGAATTAAACCAATCGCCCCAGGGTAATGAGAAAATAAATGTACCCAATCCACTCAGCGAATTTTTGACAGCCGTGATGCCTATCGTAAAAGCATCTTTCAGCATTGAGCCGACTTTAGACCAATCTCCGGATGACAGTGCTCTAAAGAATTCGATTATAGTAGGTGTAGCTTCTCGGACCCATGCCGCCAGAGCGTTTACCTTTTCACCCAATGGTGTGAGGGCGTCCGAGAATACCTTGATACCTGCTGTATCAATCGAATTCCATAATCCACTTAGTGCATCGGTGAGATTGTTGGTCTGCTTCTCATATTCCTTTGCCATCGAGGTACCTTCTTTGTACCCCTGGGTGGATACCTTAAGCATCTCGTTATATTTTTTTCCCTGGTCTGCGACCTTTGCCGCTGCCGAAAAACCGAACGACCCGAATATCTCTTTCATCTTCAAGGTCTTGTCGAATTCGGAGAGTGGTAATTTGCTGACGGCAGTAGATATCTCTATGATCGTGCCATAAAGATCTTTAGAGAGCTTATCTTTCATGGCCTGATCGCCAATGCCAAGCATTTGTGCAGCCACTTGATAGCCTTTTATTTTACCGCCAGCCATCAAGCCTTCCAGGGTCATTGAGCGCAGAGCTGTTGCAGCCTCATCGCCCTTGATGCCCTTGGTTTCCAGCAGAGCGCCAAAGGCAGCGGTGGCCTCAAGATTCTGCTTAAATGTACCTGCAACGCCGCCCGCAGCAGCTAAGTATGACAGCAAATTCTTTTCAGTCGCCGCATATTTATTACCAAGCTCGTTTATGGATGAGCCCGCCTTATCAAACATCTTGGCGGTTCCGCCTGCAGCTTCCGTTTGCTTCTCCCATAAGGTTGATATGACTCCCAACTGAGATGTAGCATCCTGGGCACTTACCCCAAAAGCGCCCTGTGCCTGGAGAATGGATTTTGTGGCACTCACGATCTGATCATTTGCGATACCCAGAGATCCGAGACCCCCGGCCACGGTGGTAATATCTGCTTTACTCGCGCCCTTCGTGGTGGAATATAATTCAAGAAGGGCGTCATTAAGTTTATTGGCTTCCGCCGTGCCCTTCTCCAAGCCGGTAGTTTTGAAAACACCACCCGCCATTTTCTCCCATTCCATAGCGGATTTTCCAAATAGAGCACCAGTGGCGACTAGAGCAGTTGTGAACAGAGCCACGCCAGCAATCAAGGCCATTCCAATAGCCTTGCCAGCACCGACGGCTATACCTTCCAGCTTGCGGAATGATCCGGTTGCATGATCTCCGATACCAGATAGAGCACCCTTAATAGAATTGATGCCTGAATGGAAGCCGGAGGCGTCCAAGATAGCCCTAAAATTCATATCTTCCGCACTAATGTAAAACACCGCCTATAAAAATATACAAAATGGGGTTAATCCTCGTTCTCTTCTTTCTTCTTGGTCGCCTGTATCGCCTTTTGCCACATGGTTTCGCGGTCAGGATAGTTCTCTGCGCCTGGGTGGGCACCCTTGAAGCTGCTGTCTTTCCGGTCCTTTTCGTAGGCTTCTTTTTCGCGGCGATTGTATTCAGAGAGACATTCCATATCGAGAATGAGCTTATCAATACCAGATAAGCTATTAATGAATTCGCGCGGGAAAAGTTTGTAGTATTCAAACGCCGCATGGGTCGGTGTTCCTAGCGTCGGAAACCTCATACATAGCTGCGTCACTAAGTTCATTAGCTCGGTTCTGGACAGTTTCGGGCTGATCGAGCGCGCCGGGAAACATCATCTCATTCAAGAGATTCCAATCTCTGGGTGAGAAGATACTTAGGCATATTTGTTTTCTGGCGAGCAGTTCTTCTTTGGTAGTATTCTTTAGAAGTTCTTTTCTATCGACATCGTTTACTATGTGCCATCCATCCATTAGGCCCATATTCACTTTTTTGGCGAATATGCGTCGAGTTTTGGCGGGGTCGTTGACTTCGTTTTCTTTAAATCTCTCGCCAGCCGATGCCTCCAGGCCATGTGCGAAATCCATTTCCATGATCCGAAGCTTGAGAATTTTGTGTCCGACATGCAACGGAAACGTCTTTATGACCGGCTTTAGTGCCTCTCTCAATGCATCCAAATTGTTTTGATCAATGAATTCGTCTTCATTCTGAGCCTCGATTGGGGTAGGCTCATCAAATACTTCAGATTTCTTGGACATAATGGTATTCTCCCTTTGTGGATTAGGTTAGGTAAGGGAGCCGGGGGACGGGTTGACCGCCTGATCCTGGGTAGCAATGCCAGGCTTTGTACGCCCCGGCTCCGATGGGTAAAACATAAGGCCGCATAAAAAAAGTGGCCTCAAACGCAGTACAGAAATTATATTTTCGGTTGGATTTAAGTATAGGCCGAAGCCTTATCATTGACACACGTGATTGAAGGTTTCCCGGTGCTCACCAGAGCGCCCACGCCTGATGTATGGTAGGCTGAAAGTGTGGCCTTCTTGAAGTCTCTGCCCCCCGATTCGGATACATTCTCGATCATGTTGTTTTCGCACTTGACTCTCAAGTATCTGAGGGCATGGCTGTAGACGTAGTACCTATCCAGAGCTGCGCCAAGTGTGCTCGATGAGAAGAGCAGCTTGATTCCATCGGCCAGGTCTTGAGTCTGCGCGGCCATTGTGGTCAAGCCGCCGTTGGATACTGATGTGAGGCCTGTCTCAGTTCCGCTGTTTGCGACACCGAGCTTGAGCGTGACATCAACCGTGTTCCTGGTGGCCGGAGTGACTACAGGCTGCTTGCTGGCGTGTGTGATAGTGTAGTTTCCGCCGCCGAAGGCGCAGGTCATAGCCGAGTAATCTCCTCCCAATGCCTGGATAGCCGTCTGGATTGCGGATGCGATGGTTGCTCCGGCCACAAGACCCGCATAGTTGAAGGTGACTACAGAAGCCGCTCCGGTATCGAGTGCCAGCTTGAAGCTGCCAGACATGATATTCTCCACAGAGGACCATGCGCTCCACTTGCCGCCAGTACAGGACCTGTAAGAGTAGGTGTCAGGAGTGCCCTGAGCGAGCTTGATCTCATACATGGACAGAGAGGCAGCTCCGCCAGAGTAGGTTCCGCTCACTATTACGGTTGTGGTGCCGATGTTGTTGAGATCCGCTTCACCCCAGGGATAGGCAGCGTTGCCGATGATATCCCCGAAGGCCGTAAACTGGTAATCCACCACGCCCGCGTTGTCGTGCTGCTGAGTGGCTGTTGGGTCTGCATCCGTGCCTTCATACCACCGCGCCATTTCTTCGCCATCGGTATCTACGAAATCGATATCTATAGTAGTATCGATCTTCGAAGAGGTAACGAGCTGAGGCGAGCCGGAACCGGCTATGTGGAGGCCGTCCTTGCTGTTCGCCCCAAACACGGTGTTCAGCTTTGAAGCGAACTTGATCTGCTCCCAGGTGTCACGGATGGCCGCGCCGGGTTGCCCCCATTCCAGGCGAGCTTGCAGAGCGTTCAGAGCCTGGGGCATGAGGGCCTCAAGATCGGCATAGCTGGCTGAGCCGAAATCTGAGGCGTTATACATGTCCGCGCCTTTCAGATCAAAGACTGGCTGGACATCTCCATCGTCTCGCTTGATCGTGAGCGAGAAGGTATCCGGAGCCATCATCCTGATCTTCTTATCCTGGATGCCATCGTGAACCCACACGGTAAGCGTCTTGAAGGGGACGGCGCGGGTGAAGACATGCGGATATGCGCCTGTAGTACCTATCTGCGAGCCTATGACATCGCTTCCCATGTGGGCCAGCAGAAGCTCACCCAGGCCGTTATCTTCCAGCAGCGGAAGCATAGGCAGGCTCATGTCGGTAGTCTCAGGCTTGCGCCAGGGTAGCACAGGATCGGGATTGCCATAAACCTGTCTCTGGCCGGTGGCCTTCGTATTCTTGGGTCTCGATTCGGCGCCCAGGCAAATATAAACGCCCGGCACGACTTCGGCAACGCCAGACACGGCCTCAACCTTGAGCGCCACATTTAGAGTTGTCGAGCTAACTGCTCCTGTAGCCATATTTGAAAACTCCTTAAAAATTCTATTTGCAAATAGATTAAAAAATGTTAGAAGTTAATTGGGATTGGTGATGGTAATAATTCAAGAATCCAGATACTTCAGTCTCACAGTTCCAATGATCTCGACGCGATCAGGACCCGCGCCCGGCGATAGGCCCCCGTCCATGCTGTTGCCTCCATCCAGGGGTGCGAAGTTGAGCCTCAGCACCAGCACACGATAAGATATGGCGTTGTAGGTGCAATACAGCCCGCCCTTCAGGAGGTCTTTGATCCTCTCCACAATAGCGTTTGCAGCAGCATCATCTGTTCCGATTGAAATGACATGTATCTCTATGAGCTGGTCTTCTTCAGTTCCACGATGAAAATAACAACCTGGAAGCGGCGTCGTTATACATTGCAAGTTCCGCACTCCAATGCAAGCCTGTTTCGGGCCTGTGAGATATGAGTCTGCCGCAGAGCGCCGGAAGCCTGGGACCACGAAATCCACCAGGCCGCCAAGGGTGTCGTCGTTCTGCAAAACCTGAGAAATCAGGTTCACGTATAGGGAGGCATCTGCCATTTAAATCAAAATCCTGCCATGCTTGCCATCTCATCTATCCCGGAGGAGGCTATGTTCTGGGTGATCGACCGCCCACCCAGGCCCGCTGTGATGTTGCGCTGGAAGAGATTCTTCATCTCGGACTGTGCGGCTATCCAACCACGCTCGATTGGATGAAAAAGTCTTTCCTGGCGGGCACCATAGTTAAACCCCCCATTTGGCTTATCTGATGGTGGGTTTCCTGCGAAAGCGCCCCGGCTGCCTACCCAGAGTTCCACTTTCATCGCGCCGATCTTCTTGACCTCTGCATGAATAGAACTATCCCACGTAGTTGTTAACTTATGTGTGAGGGGATGGATCTCATTCGTGGCCAGCACGCCCATCTGCTTAGCGGTCTTCTCCAATGTGGCCTCGATGTTCTTGACTCGATTGTTGAGGGAGGCCATCACCTGGGAGGCATTCGTGAACTCGATTTTGGTCATTTCACCTTGTTGCCCAAGGAGGCCCCATCCTTCAGGTTGGGGAGGAATTGGGCGGATTCGTTTCGTAGATAGTTATTTATACTCATAGAGTTATCTCCTCAATACAATGATGCAGACTCTTATGGTTAAGGTAGAGACTACCTCGGAGCAAGCTGAAGCTCTCCACAAGACCATGCATCATTTTAATGCTGCGTGCAATGACATCGCCAAGACCGCTTTTGAATTGCGGCTTGCAAACAAAATTGAGTTGCAGAAGACCGTCTATTATCGCGTTCGAGAGCAATACAACCTTTCTGCTCAGATGGCCGTTAGAGCCATTTCCAAGACGGTTGAAGCCTACAAGCGAGACAAAGATATCCAAGTAGAATTTGATCTTGATGGGGCTATGCCCTATGATCAACGTATCATGTCTTGGAAAGGACTTGACCGGGTTTCTCTGCTTACCCTGGAAGGCAGACTCATCATGCCTATTCGCATCGGTGAGTACTACTCGGATAGGATGAACAGGCCAAGAGGCCAGGTTGATCTGATCTTCAGGAACAAGACGTTCTATCTTGCCGTTGTTGTGGATGCTCCTGAAGCTTCGCCTATCGATGCTACGGCGGTTCTTGGTATTGATCTTGGTGTCAAGAATATTGCCGTAGACTCTACCGGGGAAGTCTTCTCTGGTGACAGAATCGAGAAGACCAGACGTAAGATAGACGTAATCAAGGCCGATCTGCAACATTGTGGCACACCAAGTGCCAAGAGGCATCTTAAGAAGATAGGCAAACGCGAATCCCGATTTAGACGTGATACTAATCATTGCATCTCCAAAAAGATGGTTGCGAAGGCTATAGACACTTCTTCCATTATCGCACTCGAAGATCTTGAGGGCATCAGGAAGAGGACTACGGTTAAGAAGTCCGAGAGGCGCAAGCATCTTTCTTGGGGATTTGCCCAACTCAGGCAGTTTGTAGGCTACAAGGCGGCCAAAGCGGGTATTCCTGTAGTCTACATCGATCCTGCCTATACCTCCCAAGAATGCCATGTTTGCCATCATATCTCCAAAGCCAACCGTCCCACAAGGGATGATTTTGTTTGTACCTGCTGTGGTTCCTCTTCCGATGCAGACTACAACGCTGCTATGAATATCAGAGCAAGGGTAGAAGCCAACCTGCCCATCGTAGCGCGACTTTTTGCGCAGCTACAAGCCCCGCCCTTTAGGACGGGGTAGTTGACAGCATGACGATTCCCTGGTGTCTGTACCCTCTATGGATTCGTGGGTGGGCTGGCAACCGGACCGCAGGAGCGGGCCAGGGGCGCACTATGCGCTCATGTGGCTCTTCGGTGAGCCGAATTCTGGCCAGGGAGAAATGGATAGAGATCATCAGCCGCCCTTCACGATCGTTCGTCCAAGGAGGCCCACGACTTTAGTCGTGGGAGGAATTGGACGCTCCCCGGCGTTGTTCGTTATCCAATATTCGATTAATGACCTTATCATAGCTTTCTCCTTTTTTGCCTATATCCACAAGGCGTTGCTTGGTCTCGCTTCTAACCTGTATCGTAGTTAGCATAAGTCTTATATAGCATTAGATACTATATAAGAGTATGTTCTTGTGGCCCGCAAGGGTCAACCCGATTATCGTAGCGTTTGGGTCGAACTGTCTCAAGGCTGCTACAGCCGTTTGAAATGGCCTGTTAGGGGGTCGCTTCCCTGATGCCAACCAGCCTATCGTCGTCCGTTGTTGGTCTGAACCCAACCGTCTTATGAGGAACCAACCTCTTAACGAAAACTGGAACGGCAAGCCCATGACTTCAGTCATGGGTGGTTGACAATCAGCTCAAACAGATCATAGAGCCTGCCCGCCCCCACCATAAGAAGAAGGAGAGCTAACGCACCATCACGATAAGTCGCCCATTTCTCTAATTTGGTTACTCTTTCCGGTAAGTTATCTTCTTTCAGGATACCTAGTGCAAGTGTTGCCGCATCTCGGAAAACGCCAAATTTTGTAATGATCTCCTGGATGGCGGTCAGCTTCTCATCCATGCGGGTGAGAAGTTCCTTCTCTTCGGGCGTCAATGCATCAGCTCCCATTCAGCCCGGTCAGCTCAGGATGGTCCCGAATTTGCCCGCTATGGCATTGAGGTGCGCCTGGATGTCCCGGGCCTCGTCCTTAATGCATGTCCACTCTTCGGCGGTTAGAGTGCCATCGGCTCCCGCCTTGGATATGGTTATCATGAGCTGGCCTACATCCACCAAGACATCCGCCACCAGCGCCAGGCCGCCAAGGGCTTTGCTGATGTAGGTCTTGCCCAAAATGCCGCCCACGGCCACAAGGATAGTCAATAGGGCCGTCACCATGCTTGGTATATCAATTGTCGAAATGTCAACCATTCAATCCCCTCCTTAATGCTTTACGACCTGGAGCAGATGATTGAGGAGATCAAGCCCCAGCTCGACGGGCTTCTGCGGATTCTTGCCCCTCATATTTTGATAGGCTATCTCCGGGTCGATGTTGTACTTCACCAGGTAAGCCTCGCGGCTCAGGTGGTTGCCATGAGCATCTACGTAGATCGGAGCACCCACGGCTGGCGATAGCTTCCCGGCTGGTAAGCTCCATTCAAAACCCTGGGGCAACAGGCATTCCAGCCAATCCTCGCCAGGTTCAGGCTCAACGAGATTGACAGCCCCGCAGTTTTGGCATATGCATTTTGCCATATTTACAGATCTCCCATTGGAATAGCAGGCGGTAAGGAATAGGCTTTGCCGTGGCCTGCCATCTCAAGCTGATCCGCATCTACAGACATCTCTTTGGCGCTGTTTATCTCGGCGATCATGGCACATATCCGAGCATCGAGAGTGGCCTTCAGAGATTCCAGATTGCGAACAGCCTTTTTGTCCTCTCCAAACGCCAGGGTTGCACCTGCACCGGCGCTTTGGCCCTCTATGATGGCCGACTGGATCTGCCTGGCCTGCTGGTTCACGCTCTTCATGACGGTATCCAGGCCCTCACAAATGATCAGGCCTGTTACGTTTCTTAGGTCGCTTATTGTTTTCGGCATATTCATCACTCATCATTTTTTCGGATTATTATTTTCCTCTTCGGGCGAGTTGCTAATTTCTCGACTATGATTGATTGTAGATAGAGTAGGTCAGCTTCCTCCCAGGATTGAAACATAATTCGCCAGTCGATATCGTTTATTTGCATTTTTGTCAGACCCCTACAGGAATTATGTCCCTGATGATAGAAGAGGAAAACCAATCCACCCAACGCGATTCAAGCAGTTCGGCCAGTTCGATATCTCCATAGTGCGCCGGATTTGCATCGCTTCCCAGGCCAGGCATGATAGCTCCTTGAAAACATCGTAATAGTAATCTAAAGTGTACTCATTCGCCAGGCGCATGAAATAGATATCAATGGCCTCGATTCGCTGTTCGCTCATTTAAGCCGCCTTCTTTGCGCCCCATTTCAGGTGCTCCCTATCCAGAAAATACAACATGAAGCACCTGCAATTTACTTGGCCGGGGTAGATCTCACCGTTAGCGAAAGGATCTTCCAATGCCTTCACTTGATACCAGTTTGCTCTATGAGAAGGTCGCGGCCATCGGTTTTTCGGTGTGCACATCCACTGTTTGTAATTACAGTCTGCTTCATTTGCGAAATTCCATGATCCGCCCTGTGCGGAAGCATGGACCTCCGATCGTTTTATCCTCTCCAGCCTGGCCGGGCTGCAAGAATAGCTATCTGCAAACTTCTTTGCAAAGTCTTTTGGATTCAGGTTGAAATCATATTGGATTCTCTGATGAAGTGAAGCAATGTCAGTGTTTGACATGGCACGAATAAAGAAATCGCCATGATCATCATAGAATTTCTGTGCAAGTGGATTCCAGTTATAGGCAGACTGAGGGACATTGATTTGCTTGGCCGTGGCCGCGACTCCCGAAGCAAAGGCAGCCGAGCTGATGACCGCCCACACAAGAGGCCAGATCTTGCTGTTCTTGGCGACGGATGCCTTGATCGCTTCTCGGTCGAAGCTCGGCCCCAGCTCCTTCAGGATCTCCTCAGGCTCGATGTCCTCACGGTCGAGGGAGAAGTAGCCATGCTTATTCAGGAGAGCTATAACGGCAGGCCCCCAGGAAGCGATGAGAGCTAAGATCTCGGCTTCTCGTGTCATTGCAGGTACAACCTGCGTAAGAACTCCCGGCCACTGAGCTTAGAATAGCTCTCCATCTGCATAATCGTGTAATCTGTTGAGCCTATCCTCAGGATGCCGCCAACATTGCTGCTTGCATCCGCCGTGAGCGCCTGCGCCTGGGAGGTAGTCCAATTGCCGAGAGCGTCCCTATAGCTTTTTTGCACGTTCATGAAGCGGCAGGTTATGGCCGTCAGGGTTTCCTTCTGGATGTTTGCCCCTCCCGATGATAGAGCCTCAATCAAGAGCTGACAGTCGAGGCCCGATGTGGTGATGGCCGGGAGAGCTGACAAAAGTACGGTCGTGGTCTTGCGGGTGGCACTTGTGAAGGTCAGGACTTCGCTACCGATTGTGACTGTGCCCGTAAGATCTGCGTGGCCTGTTATCGCCGAGACTGTGACTGCGCACTTGCAGGACACCGAAGGCAGGCCGTCGCCGTTCAGGACCAGGGAGGCAATAGATAGCCCGGTGAAGAGCTGCCAGTTACTTTTATCGACGCGATTGCACGCGGTTTTCAGGCCAGGCACAATAAAAACCACATCCTAAACTATCGCTGCTGATCTTGCTATGTACTTGGTGAGTATATTGTAAGCCTCGGAACTCAGCAGGCCATAATGGGTGTCTGCGTTGGATCGCTTCAAGGTTTCTGAATAAACGCCACCAAGATTATAGCTCTCCACGCCCTGTTCTTTCATGGCCTTTCTATCTACATTATCGGAGTCTGCGAAAAAGGCATACTGCGCTATTGCCTCCTCTGCACATGCATCGATAATGGCCTGCGGAACTGAGGAGCTGTCGTAGATGTAGCCATAGGCATCCTCTGTGATGGTCGCACCCCAGGGTGAATCGTACTCGGACTTTTTATACTTCCTCGGAAATTCTAGGGTCTGGGTGCTGGCCAGCTTGAAACCTTGGAATGGGATGGCATCAATAAGCTTGGTAGCTCGGATGCAATACCACCCTTGAGCGGCGGCGGAAGCTGCCTTCAGAGCGATTGCCGAGGCCCTGGGATCATTAGTGAGGTAAGTTTCCAGGATGGCATCTGTCGTCACATAGGACGCCGTAAAGGTGGTATCAGGCATTCAATCTTCCTCAGTTTTCCTCAGTTTTCCTCAGTTCAACTTAGAGCGGGATATAATAGATCGTGACTAGAAAATGCTTGCTTGCTGCGCCACTGGTGACAGCCACGTTGATAGTATCGGCCACAATGATGGGGCACCACTTGTTATCGCCTGCGCTCGATCCTTGGACGGCTGCGCGCACATAGCGCATGGCATTGCCCGTATTCACATTGTAGCTATCCAGGGATTGGATAGGCGCATTCTTGGTAGTGACGACTGCTGTAGTTCCGCCATTAACGGTGTCCTTCGTGAATCCTATCGCCATGATCTGCCCATAAATAGGGGCATCGGAATCTTGGCTTGCATTGCCAGAGCCATCGGTGGTGACACTGATATTGGTTTCGCAGATTGCTTTACTTTTGCCGCTCATTTTTGCTTACCTCCTGGGTTATTATCTGAAGTTATTATTCAAAAAAATTGAATAGTTTAAGCCTTGCTTTTCTTAGTCTTAGCCTTCTCCTGCTCGATAATGTCCTGGGGGATCGCCTCGGCTGCTCCCCGGTCTATGAACTGTTGAGCTACCTGATCGGGAAACGACCAGCGTTCATTTGGAGAGAGCGATAAAAGCTCCCTCCGCTTCATGACGATTTCGATCATGTCCACGTCCCCGAAGAGGCTACCTTAATCCAGGCAATACCATTACTAATGACGGTATAGAAGCTGCCTACTACATCGGTGCAGGTTTTGGTGTTCGCTCCATCAATGTTCTCGGCTGCCTCGCCCTTCACAATGACCGTATTAGCTCCGGGATCGGTAGCTACTGTAACCGTAATAATCCTGCCCACGTTATCGGCTACAGTTGGGAAGGTTATTGTCTGAGTATTTGGGACAGTTGCATTTCCAACCTTCCAGATATCAGTACTGCTATCCAGGATGGTCACGTTCGCGGCAGTTGTGGTGATCCTGCCTGTGAACCTATCCGCAGTGATTACAGAACCAGAGTCCACAGTGAGCGCGGCTACTGTCGTTGCCCCGTTGACATCAAGGGTGGTATTGATGACGCCTGTATTAGCTACCAGATCTCCGAAAACTAGCATGTCATCGGTTGAGGTGACTTGCTCGCCTTGAACTATGCCAGATCCGGTGATGGCCGTTCCGCTAATTGTGCCATTGCTTGCTACGGATGCCACTGTCAGAGCTTCATCAAGCCTGGTCGCTCCATCAACCACAAGATCATCTGCTACAAATATGTCATCGGCAGAAGCTATGTGCTCGGCTCCGGTGATTGTCCCGGTGCCTGACATGATCAGATTCTTATCTGCCGCAATTGTAGTATGCCCGTTCAGGCTAACGGCTCCAGTTCCTGTCGCTAATGTGTTAATGCCTGAGATCGTGACCGGGCCATTCAGAGCAACCGCACCAGATCCCGTGGTTATGGCCGCCGTGCCAGACATTGTAATAGACTTGTCAGCCGCCAAGACCACGTTTCCGTTTAAGGAATTGGTGCCTGTGCCTGTCCCAAAGGTTCCCGCGCCCGCCTGAGCAAAGTTCTTCCCAGAAGCTACAGTAACATCCCCATTCAAGCCGACTGCACCGGTTCCTGTGGTGAAGGTCTTCGCGCCCGTAATGGCCACATCGCCCATCAGGGTATTTGCGCCTGTACTAGATCGGAATATGCCAGTTGCAAGCCCAAAATCATAAGCTCCTGTTCCAGCCAATGAGGACATGCCCTTGTTGGCGGCCTGGGTAATCTCGCCTGTAACTCCAATGGCACCCGGCCCGATGGTGATGGCTCCTCCGGGAGTCGTAAAGATGCCGGTGGTAGACAACGCATAATTAATATCTGATCCCGCACCGGCTGCCGTGATGTCCACACCAGTGTCTACAGATACAGCGCCCTTCAGGGTTGTAGTGCCTGTGCCTGTAGTAAACACCTTGGTTCCGGTAACGGTCGTGTCACCGTTCAAGCTGACTGCGCCGGTGCCAGATCCCATAGTTCCTGAACCGGTCATGGCAAAGTTCTTGCCGCTTGCTATGGTCGTATCACCATTGAGGGATACCGCGCCCGTGCCTGTGCCGAAAGTGCCAGCGCCTGTCATAGCGTAATTCTTGCCTGAGGCAACTGTAACATCACCGTTTAGGCTGACGGCTCCGGTGCCTGTGCCGAAAGTGCTTGCGCCAGACATGCCGAAATTCTTAGCTGACGCGAGTGTGACATGTCCATTCAAGCCTACTGCGCCTGTGCCCGTATCAAAGGTCTTGGAACCCGCGATAATGACATTACCGTTCAAATAGTTGGTTCCTGTGGTCGTATTGGTGAACCCAGTTCCAAGTTCAAGCGCCAAATGGCCTGTGCCTGTCTCAAAGGACAGATGCTTATTGGCAGCCAGAGCCACATCACCCGTAATAACGCCAGAATCGATAGTCGTACCACCCACGGCCAGGTTACCTGTAACTGTCAGGCTACCAAGAGTCACGGCTCCAGGATTCTGAAAGCCCGCCGGAGGGCCGACCAAAGGAGCGGCTCTTGCCATCCCCATCGTCATCATGAAGATGAGGCAAATGATTAGAATGTTTTTCATCGTCTGCCTCCTCATGCGGTGGTCAGGCCGTAGATAGCTCCACTGTGTCTCTCATTTCCATAGTCTAATCCAAGATTGGCATAGAGCTGGTATTTCTCGCTTGCACCGTCTTTTGCCAGAGGCTCAAGGAATATTACGCCCTTGTCTCCTACCTTTAATCCGGTGAGCTTCATTTCCGACATCTCCGCAATGACTATGGCCGTGGTCAGCATCTTAGGAGCGAATACAACCGGTATTCTGGCAAAATCAGTCTCAATAACTTCGACCGATGTACCCCCCAACCCAGAACCAGGTGCCGCGACCGGGGACCAGCCATAGAGATTGCTGATCTTCTGCTTTTGCCATGAATTGCACCAAAGCACAGGTTCTCTAAATGGTGCGCCTGCGTCGGCCATCTTCTTGACTAGGCCATCGATTAGGGTGGTGGTAAGTGCCGCCGTTCCCGCATTCGTTAGATTGGTAGTGATACCGCCATTAGCACCAGTTCCAACTAATCCTCTGGTCTTGGCATTCGCAGCCGAGTTTGTCCGGGCCGCATAGACTCCTTGGAAGACTGAGTACTCCATGTCAACCGCTAGTTGCAACAGAGCCATCTCGGTTTGGAAGTCCAGTTCAGCCTTCTTGAACTCAAAGTCTGTGGCATAATAAATCCCAGACAACGCCAATCTGTCTGCTATTTTGGCATAGGAGACTTTGACGCTTCTATGCATCGTCTGGATGACGTTGAATTCTTGTGCCTTCACGTAGCTTGTGGCTTCCGGTGCCCCGGCTATCGAAGTATCCTCAGATACCGTTGTCTGAGCTGCTGATTCAAGACTGGCATACTCAAGTAACGGAAAAGTAAAGCCCGCTACGGGCCTAAAGCCGCCAGGATAACCCAATCGAGAGATGAAGGGCGTTTGGTTGGCACCGAGCACCATGAACGGGCCAAGATAGTTTGGAGTATTATCTGACTCCGCCATACCTGTAACATTTACCATTTATATACCTCGCATTAATTCATTGTTCAGTGAAACTAACTGCCGTCCGAAGGTAAGCTTTTCATGGCTCGTTGTCTTCGGATCATTGATTTTGTCTTGAATATCGGCGATCTGATCAACTACCGTTTTGGGTTTCGCAGGTGCGCCGCCTGTAGTGGTCGCAGTCCCTAAGCCCTTAGAGGCCGGGAACATCTTCTTGAATTTCTCGACATAACCGGCTATGGCCTCGTCGTCATTGCCGCCCATCATATCGAGAAGATCATTCATTGAAACGTCATTAGGAAGAGTGAGCTTCGCGCCTTCCAGGGCCGCCCGCTTCTTCTCCTTGCTTTCTAATGAGGCAAGTTTTTTATGTGCTTCATCACGTTCTTGAAGAAGCCGCTCTTCCTTGGTTTTGGCCGCATCGTCTGCGTCTTTTTTGGCTTTGAGAAGAGCCTTGGCATCCTTCATGGACATGCCAAGTTCTTTTTCTCGCGCCTCTCTGTCCCTCCGCAATCGGTCCTCGATGATTGAATCTACTTCCGCTTGCGTGAGTGTCTTCTGTACTTTTTCATCCACCTTTAAGGTGTCAGTCGTTGGTGCTTTTTGACCGTCTTCGGTAGACGTAACCGTTTTAATTTCTTCTGTCATAAGAGATATCTCCCAGGGATTGGCTCCTTGTAGCCGTGATTGTGATTAGGAAAAGAAATCAAAGAATTTCGTCGCTCCTATCATTCATGATCTGATTAATTTCATCAGCGTCATAATTCATTAAACGTAATATCTCTTTGCGTCCCAAAATCGGCAGCAAAAGCGTATATGTAGCCGCCTCTTCGGAAGCAATTTTGGGAAGGCCATCGGCCCACTCAAAATACAAACCTGTTAGGTCGACCCCAGAGAGCTTCCCAGCAACCAAAAGAGCCCTGATCGCCGAGCCATTCAGCGCCTCCCTTATGCGGCTAACCTTCGATAAGGTATTGATCAAGCGAAGCCTTATCGCCGTCCCGCTCTCCGCAGCGCCCGCAAGAGCGTTGGCGCTAAAGAGGATTGGCGACATTTCCGAGATGTTAAACAGCTCGTTCCTCAAGTCCTCCCGCTCCTGGCGGGCTTCGGCAAGATGTGCGTCCCACACAAGAGCCTGGGGATAGACTGCAGGTGCATGAGGATCAGGATTGATGCCCAGATATTGGCCGGGCCTGAAGGTCATTTTTCTTGTGACGGGATCATAATCTTGATAATCCTTTGGGCCTGTGACTGTCGGCTTGCCAAAGACATCTAAGATACTATTGCTGACGGCATACCTGATAATCAGCTTCTTCAGGACATCTTTGAAGTCCCGGCCATAGCTGGATTTGCCATAGCATGATCCTGCGCTCTTCTGGTTATGGGCGGCGATGACCAGAAACTCGCCAGCCTCATTAGGCTCCAGCTCCTTAACTGCTGGCGACCAGGCCTTCCAATCCTGCCGTTTGCCTATGTTGGTTGATACTCCATGAATCGAGGATTTGTTGAGTTCATAAATGCGATGTTCGATAACTGCCGGGGAATGGATTTCGACTTCTAAGAAGTGCTGCTCCTGCTTGTCTATCGTGCGCTCCCGCACGAAGGCTAGGACATGGTACTCGATTTCATAAGTGCCTTCCTTGATGACTGGATACCAATGCTTCGGGCTGATGGAGGCTATCTTAGGCTGACCCTGTGCATCTCTGTAGACCTTCTGGATGGAGTCACCCAGGCTATCTATATCTGCCGCCTGCTCCCATAAGACTTGGCGATAGCCTAAGGCCTGGTAGATCTCATCGAGCTTGCTCTGGAAAGCGTTGGCTGTGCTCATCGTTCCGACTTTGGTCTTGGGCAGCAGGACCTGGCAGGGTTCGCCCAATAGCAAGTCACAAGTTTTTTTGGTTGTTAATGCTGGATAGCCTAACCAGAAATCAAGTTCTTTAGGTTTATCATCTCTAAGATATTTATTGAGATCGGGCCAGACCTGGCCTACCTCGTTCTCCCTCAGGCATTCATTCTCATGATATAGATTGAGCCGCGCCGTTTCGCCCTTTGGCGGCCAGGGCTGAGATTCTTCTAGGAAACTAAGATCTGTGAGAATAGGAATCACCTGAGAAATATAATTAGTTTATTCTATCCCGAAGTCAGAATCGTTTACCGCGATGTTTAGCGCAATCTGCCGGGCGCAAGAATGGCAAACCCAAAGATTATGATAGACTGTATTTCGGACAGGATGAGGAAATTGTGACGGATGCCATTCTAATAGATCGACTTTCATGCAATGAGATATATCAACGCCTTCAGCCTTTACTTCAGGCAACTCTTCACCACATACTACACATTTGGCTTTCATGAAACCCCATATTCGTGCCTAATTCGCATACAGGCATAGCGTAACGAGTCTAAAACGTGATCATTTATTTTATTAGGTGCATCTTCACCGAGGGCCTGTTTCTTCGCGTCCCAGGTGTAGCCAGCCATCTCTTCCAGGAGGTGAGTGCACTTATCGGAGATCTTCAGCTTGCCTGTGAACATCATTTGCGCTACAGTCTGGATGCCCGGCAGAACGTCCTTGATCGCATAGCGAACATCCAGGGCGGGATAGTCATTACGGAGCTGTGAGATAAAGGATGGCTCATGATCTACGTCCATGAAACGAGGATAGATGCCTTTTAGGAGCGGCGCAAGCTCCCTGGAATATTGGATGTTTGTCCAGCCTGTTTTTTCCAGATAGACTTCTTGCAAGACATACCAGGTCACGCCTGATTTTCCTAAAAGAAGGTAAGCGGTAGCATTGGTTGCGCCAAAGTCCGACCCGATAATGTATTGATCGCACTTAGGAACCTCGGACGCGGGAATAACACAATCTTGATACATTGGATAAACGCTGCCCTCTGCGACCGCCCACAGGCCCAAGACATATCTTTTGAACCACAAACCAGTGAATTCCCGTTTCAGGGCGGCTATATAGTCTTTGGGTAATGTTAAGTTGTCATCTAAGGTAAATGTGAACAGGTTAAGTCCTATCTCTTCTTTGCGGTCGATATAACCTTTCTTAAGCCAATGGGCCGGATTATCTGGGTTGGTAGTGCCAAAGAACTTTGCGTTTGGCTCTGATAACCTTGATAATAACATGGTGAAGAAGGACTCGGGCCATAATGTAATTTCGTCGCCGTATGCGGCCAGCAAGGTTACGCCCCGGATCTTGGACTCGGAGCGCTCATCATTTGCCCCAACGAGATAGATCTTCCTGCCCAAGAGCGTGCATTCCCCCAGGCCCGTTGAGATCCGAAACCTTTCCGGGCCTGCTATGTCCATGATGACATCAAGGATATTCCGGCGCAGGGTGCGCTCAGTCTTACCGACCATCAGCAGATTACCGGGAGGCGCATGAGCCACGAAATAGATCCAGCGCATTACTGAAGCGATGGTCTTGCCGCTCCGGACGGAGCCAGACCACAGATTCAGCCTTGAATTACTTTCCAGGATGCTCTGTCTCTGCTTTGGACTCATCCTTTGGAGCTTCACGTTTTAAATCCTCATAAAAAGAATCGATTGCAGCAACGCCCAAACTATCGGGCTTGTGTGGCTCGATCAAAGAGCGTTTATCTTCCAGGATGCCATAGGAAATAAGATAACTTTTGAAGTCCTGAGCGGAAAGCTTGTCTTGGTCTGTGAATCCTTCAAGCTTCTTAAAGAGCTTGTCATTCAACGCAAGCCGCCTTTCCCTAGAGTAAGTTATGTTTGCTTCGGTGGCGTTTTTCGTAGCTGAACGTTCAGTTTTCACGTTCAATGCTTTAAGAACACCGTTTACCCACCCAACCGACTTATCAAATTCTTTGGCTATTTCTCGCTGTGACTTATGCGCCTCATGGAGTTCTATTATCTTTTTGATTTCGGCTTCAGTTGGCACATTAACTCACCTATGTAGAAACTTGATCCCGGCCAGGAGTCTTGAGATTATATCGAGTTGTGGTTAGGAAGAAGATTCGGAGGGCTTTCCGAAAACTCAGTCCTGGCCAAGATCCGGCCATCGAACGACGGCGATGACAGAGATATCTAAATGTATGCCCCGCCGGACGGCTGAGCCGTGACCGTTGGCCTGACTGTAGGCTACTAAGCCGCCCTATCGGGGCCGCGCGGAGCATGACGGGGAAGATAGGGCCGGGAGGTAAGGAGGCCTGGAACCCGGCCCTGATTGTGGCTTTACTTTTTCTAGCTGAGGTGCTGAGGTTTGGATAATCATTTTTTGCAGATGTCATAAAGATTCGGTAGGCAGCGGTGGTTCTCACCGATGTCCTTTGGCGGTCTTGCCGGGCCGCTGACCAGGATGGCCTTTTCTGAGGGCCTTAGATCCTGAAAGTCTTGGCTCATCATCCACCTCAAATAGGTTATCAGCCCATTTCCGATATTGATATAGCTTCATGCCCCTTTCAAGAGGTTCATTTGGCTTGGCCCTTGGCACTTCCATGATTACCAAGCCGCATTTAGGGCAGCATCTGGAATGAGCAGTTAAAACTTTGCATGTTGGGCAACTCCAATCCGAAATAAAAGGCTGACTAAAATCATTAGCTTTAGATAATATTGGTACCCATCCGCCACGAGTCTTTTCTCCTGGATAGGTCGACGCACCGGACAAGTGGTCAGCTCGTTCAACCTTTTCGGAGGCGTACTCTGACACTAACAACGTTATCACATCCTAGGTTTATTAATCATTCTATATAGTCGCTTTACTTTTCCGTTGATGACCTTACAATCCACGTCTTTAGTTCTCATCAATTTCCGCATTAGCAGGCGAACATTCGACTGGTCGCATCCAAGATCCTCTGCTATATCCAAGACTGTGTGCCACCCAGGATGCTCCTCAAGCCATACCAAAATGTCAGCCTGGCCCATCCCAACCTCCGGCCCTGGCCGTTTTCGGCTCTTCAGCCAGTTCTCCTATCTCCTCATTGTTGCATCGATCCTTGGGCCTGTGGAGGGCCTTACGGCCCATCCAGCCTTTCGCACCTTGCTTCTGAGACATCCTTACAATCCTCCATCGGAAGAAACACCAGATCTATTTTGACCGCCGCCACGCACTCCGTTATTTCGCATGATTGGCATGGCTCAAAATCATCCAGGCCACACCCACACTCAAGAACTGGATTGCATAGCCCGTCTGCGCCAATCTCTTTCAGCTTCTCGATCAACAGTGTCCTTGCGTTCATGCCTCCTCCTTTCCCTTCTCCTTTGCCGTCCCTTCCAGCTTCTCGACTCTGGCCTGCCAGGTCATGACCTGCTCTGCGGCTATCTTGTCATCCTCGATGGGGCAATTGATGGCCGAGCGCAGGCCGAGCATTTTGGCTCGCCAGTATTCCAGCTCGTTTTTGGCCCCCTGTGGCTCGGAGGCTTTTGAGCGGGGATAATCTGAGATCAAATGATAGCCCCCCTTGATTTGCAATACTCTTTCTGCTCACAACTCAGGTCCGCCCCTCTCAGGTCCGCCCTGCTCGGGTCCGCCCTGCTCAGGTCCGCCCCGCTCAGGTTCGCCCATCTCATGTTCACCCCGCTCAGGTCCGCCCCGCTCAGGTTCGCCCGGCTCAGGCCCGCCCAGCTCAGGGTTGCCACTCTCAGGTTCGCCCCTCTCAGGTTCGCCCCGCTCAGGTCCGCCTCGCTCAGGTTCGCCCGGCTCAGGTTCGCCCAGCTCAGGGTCGCCACTCTCAGGTTCGCCCCTCTCAGGTTCGCCCCTCTCAGGTCCGCCCCGATCAGGTTCGCCCCGCTCAGGTCCGCCCTGCTCAGGTCCGCCCTGCTCAGGTCCGCCCGCTGTAAGGTTTTCGGGTCATGCTTCAGTGAGTTGGCTGTGAGCCACTGCATAATTTCAGATGCCACGGAATCTTTCAGCCGGGCAACCCCGAATACGATCTCAGCCACGCCAAGATCTACGGCTTGCTTCTTGCATTCACCATCAGGCGCATCCAGAGTGATGCAATTGGGGAATGTGTACTCGATCTTCACGACGCGGTTATGCTGTTCTACCGGCACGCATTCCGACTGCAATATATCATGGCTGCTGTTGCCTTCTTTACCAAAAATTTGTAATGGCGATCCATCTTCCGGGACCACCGCGATAATCGCTATGCCCACACACATCAGCGTACCCCCGCCTTCTCTGCGGCTGCCCTTTGCTGCTCGATCCAATCCTGGCCGGGATCTGCCTGCGCCTGTGCCTGTGCCTGTGGCGTGGCCTGGGCGGCTGCCTGGCGGGCCTGGAACGATGCCTCTCTGTCAGCATCGCTCACCGGGATTGGTGCGGGCACTGGGGCAGCCTGGTTGACTGCGGGCTTCTGGAGGAGGCGGATAAACCATCTCCTATCTTTTCCGTTGCCCGTTGCCGTTGCTCTCAAAGTGCTTCCGGCCAGGCTTGACATGCCTTCCTTCTTGCAGATCGCCAGGATCTGTTGCATAACAGAACGGTTTGTGACCGCCCATGTCTTGATGTCTGTGTTATTTCCGTCCATTACCTCAATCTTGAACTCTGGTTTGGGACTTCCGTCTGCATACGGAAATTTGCTTACCCCCTTCACTGGGTCTTTCACAATCTTCAATATCTTTTCATCTTCGTCTGCTGCGAATTTCAGGAAATTGCTGCTTCCGCTGCTGACCTCATCCATCTCATTCATCCATTGGATTGTCTGCGTTTGTTGCTGTGCCTGTACTTCGGTTGTCATATTTTCATTCAACTCCTTCTTTCAATTCCGCCCTGGCTTGCATCATTGCTGCCTTGGGCTTCGGATTGGAAAAAGAGTTCATGCTTACGATATCCCCATTGCTTTCTTTGCCTGCTCGGTGGCCCACCAAATTCTGATCCCCGATGCTTCAACCGTGGAGCTTTCCCAACCATTGCCTTTGAGAAGTTGCTCAATATCCCTGGTAGACTGCTTTGATCTTTTTGAAACATCTTCCGAAGTGAGTCCTATTTTTACTCCCTCTTTTCTAGGATCATTCCTCAGTATCCAAGCTACTTCATCCCATGTTTTTGCCTTCAAAATAGGGGTCAAAATCGACTCATTTTCAAACCCGTCATTCGCTACCACCGGGCTTATTTTTTGTGGGTCTAATGACGGGTATGACGGGGTTTCTATATCCCCCCCTTGCGAGGCTAGACAAGGCTGAGTTAATAGATTAGGTGTCATACCCGTCATATTAACAGCGTTATTTGAATCTCCTGGTGTCGTATGACGGGTTTGTTTCCATTCTTCTTTTAGATCAATTCCATACCAAAATCTGCCTTCCATCGTTTTCTTTAGGAAGATGTTTTCTTTGGCCCTGAGATCAATAGAAAATTTAGTCTGTGATATTTGGTTTAGACCACTGTCCCTACAGTATACTTCATACGCATAGAATAGTTCAGTGTTCTTGCAGACGGCCAATCTTTGCACCAGGCAACACTCTGCTATGAAAGCCTCCAGGCTGTCATTCTCGCGTCGGTAGGTTTCCGTTGCCACCTTGACAGCTTCCGGAGGCTCCAAGCCGATCCTGTGATATTCTCTCAAGCCTTCCAGCGCCCAATTGAGGATACCCGGAAGCTCCTGCAGTAGCTTTGATTCAAGCTCCTTGTCCTGTTCCGTTTTCGGGATTGTAACCAGGAAGGGGATAAGGTGGACTCTGCGCCAGGCTGCGAAATTGCGCTCTGAAATGATCGGCTTGGTGTTTGCAGCCATCCAGATCTTGCCCACGGGCTTGAAAGTGAAGTCCTCACCAAATAGGAACCGGGCTGTAATCGGGTCCGAGCCTGTCCAGCTCTTGATAACAGTCATGGACATCCTCGCGCCCTCTTCCGCCTCCGAGGCCGTGATGAGGCGAGCACCGGCCAGGGCAGCAAGATCATTCCTTACTTTAGCATCTCGTTGCACCAGGAAAGTATCAAAGCTTGCCTGCTTTGCATACTCACCCAGGAGCGCCCTAAGCACCGCAAGGAAGACACTTTTGCCGTTAGCTCCACTACCATGCAGGAAAAAGTAAACCTGCTCCTGGGTGGAACCTGTGAGCGTGTAGCCTATCGCCCGCTTAAGATAGGCTATCAGCTCTACATCTGCCCGAAAGATCTTCTCCAGGAAGGCCAACCATATTGGGCAAGTTGCGTCCTTGTCATAGTCGCAGCCTATTCGCTTTGTAATGAGATCTTCCCGGCGCGGGTTGCTATGCCCCAGCGTCCTCAGGTTAATTGTGCAATTCGTTGCGCAAAGCATCCACTCATCGCAGTCCAGGACTCTTGAAGTGATGGCAACTTTCTCGCGATTTTTGGCTATCTCCAGCACGTTCTTGAGGTGGAAGTTTCGGTCGGCGGTCTTGGCGAATTGGACCAGTAGATTCCGGGCGTTGGTACTTTCAGCACTGGCGGCCATCCGGTATAGATGCCTGATTATGTTCTCTACAATCCTCAATATCTGTCCATCAGTGTCTATTTTCCACCGTGAGCCGTCCCATATCAACCATTTTTTATATGTATGACAATATCTTATATCATCCCCATGAAAGTTTATGAGCCGCGTGGCATTCCCGCCTTCAGTTAATGGCTCAGAGTCTATTATTATCGTATTTTCGGTTTTTACTACATTTTGTATAATTGGATTAAACAATTTTTCTCTTAAAAAATGGCCTTGCCGTATCGCATATTCCTTTGTTTTCTGCATGGTCTCTGGATCTCGGAGAGCACCCGGTCCGGCATCCTCCCATCGGATGGCCCCGCATTCACAAGCAAGCCATGTCCATGCATCCCCGCCTTTCTTTAGGCCGTTATGCATGTATGCATAGACGCCCGCCCCCATACCAGGATTGACAACTACATTCCGGCCAGTAGAACTTCCGAGGGTGGGATGTGGCCCCAAAATCTGATCTCCTGATTGCCACCACCCGCGAGTATTGATTACTTCCAGAATACTTAACGCAGGAAGTCCCTGTCCCTTCGTGGCCTCGCTCATCTGGCGGAACCACTCAGAATCTATCTGCGCCTCTGCTTGGACAATCCGTGGCTCAAGCTTGATACATTCCTCCAAGAGCTGTTCAAGCTCATCCTGGCGATGCATCAGCTCACCGGGATATTGATCTACCATCTGGCCGGTTATCGCAAAATGCCGTCCATTTTCATAGATCTCCAGGGAGTTACATTTCTTAGCAGTCGGTTTCGCGGTTTTGATTCTATTCCAGGTATCGAGCGGAAGCTCTGATGATTCTTGCCCATCGCTATTAGCGGAATCAATACCATCGGGGAGCTTGCCATAAATCCAAATATGGTATCCTGTTAAGGATTGTGTAATTTCGCTGTAGCTACTTAGTAGCTCCAATCTAGCTTCTGCCCACGGACTAATCCATCCAGTGACCGGATCTCTGCAACAGTCCAAATCAATGCCTATGATCTGCTTTGATCCCCTCCCCGGTTCCCTTGCAATAATGAACCCTAAACCATCGAAGCCCTGCCCATTTCGCTTAAGAACGGCGATAGCATCTTGGTAGCTTATCCAAAAGGCAGATAGTTGCCATCCTTTAGGGTTCCCATATTGATCAAAAGGCTGCTTTCCCTTTCTCATGACCCAGTGTCTTGCCAGCCCCAGCGCACCCGGCATCCTGGTGGGAATGGAGGAGCTCATTCGTCCCCCCAAAGCTTCTCGCACCGTTCGCACTGTCCATCACAGTATAGATCATTCGACAGCAGATAGGCATCTTCATCATCTGGATCGTCTATAATACGTCTGCTGCTATCATAACAAAATTTATATAGGCTTGAATTAATATCCATCTTGAATCACATCTTTTACCCCGCTTGCCTTTGCGAGAGGTGGGCGGGTCTTGTTCTTCTGCTTCCTCTTCTCCTTCCCCCGCAGCTTGGCCGGGCGGAAGAGGCCTATGCCGCATTTGTGCGCCGGATCTTTCTGGTCAGCACACAGGCTCGCCCTGGGATTCTGAAACCACATACAACGACCACAGCAGCCCCAGGCCGCACCTGATGGAGTGCTGGCGTTCATCTCTTCGCTCCCCATATCGAGTACATCCACCCGAACCAGAGCAGCAGATCATACCTCGATCTGACCAGATCCATCACAATCGGCATCCCAGCACGTGGCGAACCGAGAGGCAGATCGTTAACATGGCAATCAGCCATGATATCGACACAATCCTCTTCAGTCAGCCCCTTCATGGCCTGCTCCCGGAGTCCATATTCCACAAAATGAAGCCCACAAGCGCTAATATGGCCGCCCACATGAGCCACCAAGCGGCCAGGATAACATTCTGAAGCCTATTGGAGACCCTTGGAGGCGGAAGCAAAGGCAGATAGGGCATACCTAGCTGACCTCACACTCGGCCAAATCCGGGCAAGCATGGCAATACTCGCCACTTTCACATGCTATTCCAGCTTGCTCAATGCAGTTATCGCAAAACTGCGCCTCCATCACCATGAATTTGAGGGGCGATAGATCCTTCTTGCATCCTTTGCACCAGGTCATAGTGACATCACACCCGCCCTGAGCTTGCCCTTGATCAGCGCCAGCCAGATCCGTTGCCCCACAAGCTCGCGCTCCTCCAGCTCCTGCGCGAAGCTGGCCGGAACCTCGACCCGTGTCCCACCGACGCAGGCCAGGGCATAGCCGTCCTGGTCAGGAGAACTTATGACGGTAAGTTGTCCCGCCACAATACCCAACTCATCGAGGCGGACAGGCTCGTCGCTGGAGTCGCGATCAGAACCGAGAGCAACAACATCAGAAGGCTTATCTATAGCCGCGACATTATTCATGATTGGCCACCCCCCAAGGCGGCCAGCATGCCTTTAATTTTCTTGATATTATTAATTTTAGGATAGCAATGAACCTTCGATACTCCCGGTCTCATCTCGATCAGATCATGAATAGAAAATGCACGCACCCGCGTACGCAAGACGCTTTCTGATCGTTCTTTCAAAAACGGTTTTATGACATCCCGGATCGATCCGCCAGGATATTCTACAATGCTTTTCAGCATCCGCTTATCCAAATCATCCCAGTCTTGTTGCATGCCTTCCTTTCCCGAAGGGCTAAGACCGATACGGCACGGCAACCATGCAGCAATACTGAGCTGAGACCGCAGGATTTATAAGATTCGGCGGCACAATCATATGCTGCTAGGGTTGTTGTTACTCCCTGGTCTTTGCGAGAGCGAGAGAGTCTTCAGCCTTAGCTTTCTTCTTTTATTTTCATTTCCGTTATCTGTCCATGATAGAACGTATCATGGCTTAAAGCTTCCGACACCATCAAACTTTGCTGTGTGTAGTGAAAGTAATGTAATAGGGAGATCCCACCCAGGAGGGGAGTAGCCTTGAACTGAAGTGGGACCGCATAGATAATCATCATGCTGTGCCGTACTGACTCTTAAGCGCGGCGTCTGCTGCCTGAATCTGTATCAATATATCGGGCAACTTAGAGCCAGCGCAGGATATTTCCCATCCATAACTGTCCTTCTGACCTTTGACCAGCTTGACCTTAATCGGCTCCGGCTGTCCTCCAATGTGCTCCAAGATAATCTTCTTCGCGCAGTCACACATAACTAAGCCCCCTCTTCCCGGTCTTGCTCCTGCCTGAGCAGCATCAAGGACATTATTTTCTGGATCTCCGAAAGGATATAGAGAGCCTCACACGGCCTAAAATTCATCTCCAAATCCTGAAAAATGAAGCTCGCTTTTTCTTCTAATTGGTTCTTAGATTTGACTTTCATCTTCCGCCCCTCCTGATCTCATCGATACCGATATCCGCCAAGATATCCGCGCATGCCTGCCTCAAGGCCACCCGCTCATTAGGCAGGCGGCCAAGGGCCTTGCAAGCAGCAATCCGAAGCCTCAGAAATTGTTCCATCTTCAACACTTCCTCGACTCCCTAGGCACTAAACCACAGCCCGGAAACACACCTAAATTCCCTACATCCCACAGAGCGCAGTCTCCTTCTATGCAATAGTCTCGCGGTTCCGTGTGGGACATTACCGGACAGATCAAAGATTTTGGCATCATCCCTCGCCTCCTGTTTTCTTCTCCCTGGCAAATACTGGCCGTACATTCACAAACCGGGAATCTCCCATCCTGTATAGAGGAAACCCGGTCTCTTGGTCCCTCAGCAGGATATCCCCCCACCTGGCGGGCCGCCCCAACTCGTTCAACAGCACCAGCTTCTTGGCGATCATCTTTCTCAGCTCCACGATTCTTGGCATAACACTACCTACGACGTATTAGTATATATAATTAACGTAGATGTGGACGTATACGCAAACTATTTAAACTAAAAGGATATAGATATATGTATGAATGAAATAATGTTCGCTCATATGGAGCTAAAAAGGATCAACGTCATGGTCCCGGAAGATGTTCATTCCATCCTGGATGAGTACCAGAAGAAACACGGCCATAGATCAAAAGATAAGGCACTGGCTGAGTTACTAATGGAATTTAAAAAAACAAAGGTGAATTAAGATGCTAAAAGAATTGGTAATAGTCGCGAGCGTGATTCTTGTATTATTCGCGACGGGCTGCGTTAGTGCCCCGGTGAAGGAGACCGCAAATTCAACAACCCTGACCACGGAAACACAACCCAAAGACCGATATGTAAAACTTCTAATGTTTGATGGGTCAGAAGTGGGTGGAAAATATGTATCCGAGTCCGTTGCCTTTGTGACAATCATTCCGATATATATCCTCGATAAAGAGGGATTCGTGACTAAGGGAAATGGAAACGAAGTCGGAGTTAAAACCAGTCTTGTAAATTCTATGATGACGATAGAAGATCCTAGACCGTGGACGAATGCGACCCTGAAAGCCCAAAGTGATAAAGCCACTGAGATCGCTGCCGCTAAAAAATTAGAACAGGACAAAATCACAGAGGCCCACAGAATAGAAATGGAAAGGCGAGATGCTGAGATAGCAAAGAGGATGCCTACTAAAAGATCAACCAATTAAGCCTTTGTGGGAAAGGGCTTCTAGAATTTATTTCCCCGCCCATCGAAGCAATAATTTATAATCTAGAACGTATATAGCTTCTTTTCATGCCCCGCGAGAAATACAGATATCGTCAATTCTGCCTAATGCTCCCTTCAGAAAAAGATATCGAGCGATGGGATGAAGATTCTAAGAAGGCGGGAACCACCTTGAGCCGCTACATATATGAGATGGTCGAGCGTGGCCGCGAGGTTCCCACAATCCCAAACCCAGATATCCTGCAAGAATCCGCCCAGGCCCGCTCGGAACTCTCTCGCCTGCGCCGCGAGCTGCAGGACGCAAAGGCCGCCCGGCAGAAGCTCGAGACGGAACTCTTCGCCCTGAAGGGCTCGCTCTTTCTACAGCCTAGACCGACCGGCCAGGGGCAGCTCTCCTCCGAGCTGGCGGATCTCCTGCAGGACGGCCATGTCTGGCGAGCTACAGAGATCATGAAGGAGCTGAACATAGACCCCAAGAACAGCGATGCCATCCAGATCCTCGCCCGGCAGCTCCGAGCCTACCAGGACATGACGTTAGTCGAGGAAACGACGAGAGGGTGGAGATGGATATTTCAGTAGCCACCGAAACCTATATATTCTAGTAGCCACTAATATAGGTAATAGTGTAATGTCAACTACCCACGAATAAATTCGCGGGCTTGTCGTTCCAGTTCTCGTTAAGGGGTTGGTTCCCCATCAGACGGCCAGGTTCAAACTGGCTACGGACGACATTAGGTCGGTTGACATCAGGGAGC